TGAAGATTGTCAATGTCAGGTTTGGATTGGTGGAATCTGCCATGGTGTAATTTTTTTTTCTTCTTAGACCAAGACGGTGGGACTGGAAGAAAGAAGATAATAGAGGCTCCTACTGGGGGAAGGATGAATTGCTTGGCTTTGGCTTCTGCGCATAAGTCTACTTTGTACTTATTGTATTTTTCTAAACGGAGTAATCGGCTTAGACCGGCGGGGCGTAATTTTTCTCTTGGTATCCTGAAGAAGATGGAGTCACCCTGAGTTGCCCTAACATGGGTCTGGGGTGTTATGTTAAGTATTACTTTCTTTGACATTAGTTTTATCTTTTAAAGTTTTTAACAGAATAAATTCTACTGTCTTAGTTACCGACCATCTTTTTTTGTCTGCCAGTTTTATAAGTTTCTCATGAACTTCTGGAGTTAGATAAATTGTTGTACGTTTCATAATGATTCACTTTGATGCAAGATACATTATGTTATAACATTGTACAACTTTATGTACATAAAAAAACCTCCTTTTTTAAGGGAGGCTAAGTCAAACGAGAAAACATCAACCGAACCATCTTTGTTCCTATTGGATAATTATTTTTTCTTTTTCATTGCTTTTAAAGCATATCCGACTTTCTTTTCTTTTAAAGATGAAGCACCTCTGCTTTTCAATTGCGCCTGCATTGCGGCTCTACTTTTCTTTTCAAAGGCATCTTGGTCAGCTTTCTTAACTAAGCGTCCCATTTCGGTTCTTACCATGCCTTTTGGGGCTGGCTGCTGGTTGTCATCATCTTCGTAGTCTGTGGTAATTTGTTCTAATAACATATTGTTTGGTTTAGTCCATCATTCTTGAATTGCCCATGCCTTTTCTTTTCTTCATTCTATCTAAGACTCTTGTTGCTCTAGCAGAATTTTTAATGTTGCTTACTCTTGTAACCTCTTCTTCAGATAACATTGGTTTCTTTAATTCAACTTTTTTAAATGTTGATGAGCCACTAGCCATTGGTTTCTGAGCTTCTGCCTCTGCTTTTCCTTTGTAGTATTGGGCTGCGCCTCTTCTAACTCTTACGCCTGAATCCATTGGTTCAATTTCTTCAACCTTCTTTTTCATCATCATTATTGCTGCCATGATTATTCGTTTGTATATTTACGTCTTCCAAATGCCTCAAACTTTTCTTTTGACACTTCAAATTTGGTTCCGTTATTGTCTTTTATATAATATTTTTTTGTTCCTTTAACGCTTCTATCAATAGGTTTTTCTTCTAGTAATTTTATTTTACCTGAAGTAATATCATTTACTCTTTGGATAAAATCTTCTCTGTTATACGGTTTTGTAGTATCCTTAGATGCTCTTGCTTTTAACATTTGAGCTGCGGTAGAGTCTTGTGCCATTTCCATTTTCTTCATTGACGATAGTGCCATAAAATAATTTTACCAAATATACGAAATATTTTTTCCATTTATATTAGAAAATAATTGAAAAGTTCTACATCAACACTTGGTTAAGGGTACACCATATATTTTAGGGCGCATTTTTTTTTGGGGGCTTTGATTCTCCTGCACTGAGTACCCCTTGCTTTGGGTTGGCTCTTGCTATTCTCTGTGATGCTTACTGCTGTTGGGATAGGTGGGTTATGGGTATGGTTGGTTACATGGTCTTGGTAGTATGGTTTATGTGGTGGTATGGGCATGCCATTGCTAGTGTTATGCATGGTAGGGGGGATAGGGTATATAGGGGTATGGGAGTGTAGCTACATTGGTAAATTTATCCTATCTTTGTAGCTACAAAATATTTATATGGCAAAAAGCAAACCAATTGGAGTTAGATTTGACTTATATAAGTTGGATATGATTCAAAAAGAGCAGAATTTGACATCGGCGCAATCTGTGTTAAATTATTTAATGGATAATTATGGCGAAAAGCAAGTTAAAAGAGGAGCGCCTTTTAAGAATATGCCTCCTTATAACACAGAAGCCCCAAATTTGGAGGAAATAGCTAATTACCTACCAACACCCCCTGAAAATTTAAAAGGTCTAGATTTGGCTATATGGAAGTCTGAGAATTGGAAATAATTCGTATCTTAGCTAAAATTTTATATTATGGCTGAAGAAAAATTCTCATACTTTGTATCTTATCTTAAAGATTCATTTGAACAAGCCGTTGTTTGGCACCATCAAACCGATTCATATGCTGTTCATAAAGCCTTGGGTAAATTCTATGATGGTATCCTTGGTTTAACAGATGGATTAGTAGAAAGCGTAAGTGGTATTTACGATAGACCTATGCAGTATCAAATTGATAGCCCAGCAGATTATAAAAACTCAGAACAAGTAGTTAAATATTTTAAATCTTTATACAAGACAATTCAAGAAGAAAGAAAAGAAATTTATCAAGAATCTTGGGTTCAAAATCAAGTAGATGAAATTGCTACATTAATAGCTGAAACATTGTATTTATTAAGTTTAAAGTAATATGAAAAGTAAATTAAAAATGATGAAGCGAGCAGATGGCTCGTATTCTCCACGCGGTTTATGGGATAATATTCGTGCTAACAAAGGAAGTGGTAAAAAACCAACTGCTGAAATGTTAAAGCAAGAAAAGAAAATTAAATCAGAAGAAAAGAAATAGTTATGGCTGGAGCTTGGCAACGTAAAGAAGGTAAAAATCCTGAAGGCGGATTAAACGCTAAAGGCAGAGCATCGTATAATTCTGAAACTGGTGGCAATTTAAAAGCTCCTGTAAAGTCTGGTGTTAATCCTCGTAGAGTTTCTTTTGCAGCTCGTTTTGCTGGCATGTTAGGCGCAATGAAAAAACCAAATGGAGAACCAACAAGGAAAGCCCTAGCATTAAAAGCTTGGGGGTTTGGTAGCGTTGAAGCTGCAAGGAAGTTTGCCAATGCACATAAAAAATCTTAGGGTCATATTTTATTTATCTTCGATTTGTTTCTAATTAAATATTTGGGAACAAGGATAGCTCTTTTTTTTTGAGTATCTCCATCTCCAATAAAAGTAACAGCTTTTAATTCATTCCAAATTATAATATCTTTAATTTTAATTGGGGCAATCCACATTATTTCAGCTCCATCACAAAAAACCCAATAATCACTTTTAGTAGTAAATAAAGCGCTTGGTTTATTAAACATCTCTATTTCTACCACTAAATTTCCTGTTACAAGGGACTTTTTATCAAATTTAACCTCAATTTTAATGTCATTTTCTGGAACATAAATATCATATTCTTTAAAATAACCTTCAATTTTATATGCTAATGGATATTTTTTTTTAATAATATTTAACACTATTATTTCATATTGAAAGCCTTCTTCTAAAGCGCTTTTAAATTCCATTATGGATTTTTAACTTCCTTTTGTTGATTTAGAATTGCCTTTCCGGTATCTGATAATGGTCTAGCATATATTCTTAATTTCTTTTGTGTAGTGGGACATACAAACGTAACGCCTGCATCTAAATAAGCTTTAATTACTAATTCCATTACACCATCAGAGTCTTCGCTTGCGCCAATTACATGAGGTTCATCATAATCAAATTGCATACAGAAATCGCATCCGTCTAGTGGTTGTGCATCTTGCGGAAGGTTTAATTGTTTTTCTTTTTTAGATTTTGCCATTATTAAAGTTTTTGTGGGTGTTTTCAATATCTTGTAAAAATTCTCTTGCTTTTTCTACTTTTTGCTCAATGCGTAAAATGTCATCTTCGTTTCTATTAACTTCAAACATAAGTATTCTTTCTTCCATAGCTATATCATCAAACTTCATGTTTAATTCTAACTTCATAGCTTCTCTTACAAACTCTGGGCTTTCTTCTGAAATTACATCTAACTTTTTAAGTAAGTAATATTTCTCTTGTTGGATTATATTATCAGGTGTATTTACAAGACAATAAGCAATAGTAGCTTTGGTTTTACCTGTAAGCCACATATATGACATCATTTGCCAATAGTATAAATTATCAAGTTTATCTGGGATATTACCTAAGAATGTCCATAGGTCATAACTAGATTTAATATCAATAATTCCATCATCAATAATATCTGGTAGCCCTGTTATGTATTTATTTGAAAATCTTTCCGTATTTTTAGCAAAAGGTTTCTTTAAGTACATAGACAATAAATCAATCGATTCTTGCTCTACTTCAACTCCTTTTTTCATTTGCTTTGTTTGAATATCTTTACTCCTATTATACTTATTAGAAATATAAACATCAAGCAAATGTCTTTGTGCGGTCTTAGAAAGTAACCCAGCTTCTTTGTCCGCTTTGGTTACTGGTTCGGTCATTATATACCCTACAGAGCTTGCTCTGATTAGTGTTTCATTCCAATTCATAGTTATAAAGATTTAAGTTTTGCATTATAGATTTCCATTAGGTCTGGATTATTTTTAGCCATTAATTCCCAAGCTCTTAACTCATCTTTAGTCTTGCAAGCATTGATAAACTCTGCTGTTTTTTCTGCTAAAGTTTTTTTAGATTGGGTTGGAATAATTTCATCAGGTATCTCTTGGTAAAATTCATTTAAATCTTTTAATTTAATTACATTTTGTTTGTGATACTCTTCCACAAGTTCTCTTGCATAGTCAAGAGCTTTGGTGGCAGATTCGCCCTCATTAAGAGCAAATTCAACGCCAATTTTTTCAGAAGAATAGTTTCCTAAATTAAAAGTTCTAGTGTAGTTAATAGTTTGTATGTGCATAATAGTTTATTTTATTCTGGTTACAATGGTTGCGTTATCAATAGCTTTAATCTTAAATAATTTATCTTTGTGAGCGTCTTTTTTCTTTAAATTGGATACCATAACCATTACAGATGTGTATGGGTTATCTAACCTAAGATGTTCGCCTAATGTTAAATCAGCAACCTTACTGGAAACCGAATCGGGGGAAATGCTTCTTGCCATGTTGTGTGTTTTGGAACAAAATTAATTTAATTAATTTAATTAAAAAAATAAATTTAATTAAATTTTTGTATATATTTGTATCCGCATAAGACATAGTTAAAGGTTTAACTGGTATCGCTCCTAAGTTTCTACTTGGGAGCCTTTTTTTGTCATTTAGTCAAGTTATAGCTTTACGACAAGGGAAGGTCTAGTCAAGTATCAGCTTTACTTTATCACTACCAATTTATGTAAGTTAATCACACTTTTTAGTACGAATAAATGTTCCCAAATTGGTTACAAAATTCTCTAATAGTAAACTTATCAATCATAAAAGTTACCTAATAAAGCAACTTTGAGCCGTAAATGACTGATAATCGGCTCATGTTTGAGCGATAAAAAACCCCATGTCATTCTAAAACATGGGGCTAAACTACTAAATCTACAAACTATGATAACCACCGTAAAAATATAAATTATTTTTCAATAAATTTCTTTTTTACCAAGTTTAGCTTTGCCCTATATTCTAGGATTAAGCCTTTTAGCTCATCTTTTGTAGGTTTTGCTGTTTGCCTAGCTGTTTCTCTTAAATATTCAACTATAGCATTGTTTTCTTCGTGTAATTTGTATTCAAACTCTTCTATATTACCAGTTTTAAAGTAATTGCATTCCATACATTGTGGTCTGCAATTAGCTTCTAGCCATCTTGTACCTAAATTTGACCTACCCATAAAATGACCGCATTGTATTTCTGCAATTGTATGTTTTTTACCACAAGTGTAACATTCAATAATACCTGTTTTATCTGCATATCTATTTCTAATGTATTGACTAAACACATGGTCAAGGTCTTGAACAAGATTCTGAAAACTTTCTGTTTCATCTTCAAATTCTTCTAATCTTTTTTGCGTAGATTGTACGGTAGCGCATTGTTTACACATCTTTTTAGAAAACCAATAGTCAATGTTGCCACAATTAACGCAACGTTTTTTCTTTGTTATTATTGTACTATTATATGCCATTATTATCTTTATTTGAAGGTGCATTTATAAATTCGTAAATTAACCATATCCATAAAGCACAAAAAATTATAATTACTATTTTCATTTGGGTTTGTTTTTATTTCTTTCTTGGTTTTTAATTACTAGTTTATCTAATTTTTCTTGACCTTTTTTACTAGTGTATAGCATTTGTATATTAAAGTAAAAGTCTTTTTTATCATCTTTGGTTAAATCAGGGTGATTATTTATCCTGTGCATTATTTCATCTTCGGTTATCCATTTTTCCATTTGCAAATTTAATTAAATTAATTGAACTACAAAATAATTTTAAAAAAAAGTTAAAAATATTTGGGAATATAAAAAATAACACTATTTTTGTTATCCAATAATCAAAACAAATTTATGGAAATCAAAACTGAATTAAGACTACACGAGAGAATCAAAGAGTCTTTAGATGGGCGTACACAAAGGTGGTTATCACTTAATGCCAAGATACCAGAATCGGAATTATCACGAAAGATGCAGGGTAAATTATTATTTACCGATGCAGAAATAACTCGTATTAACGAGGCGCTCAAAACCGATTTTATTAACGATTAAGCATACAACATGCCAAAAGATACATTCTATTTCTCGCATGATTATAATGCTAGAAATGATGAAAAGATTAAAATGCTCATAAGAAAACATGGAATGGTGGGTTATGGTGTTTTTTGGGCTATAGTTGAAGATTTATACAATAATGCGAACGCATTGCGAACGGATTACGATGGTATTGCATATGATTTAAGGTTGCATAGCGATATTGTAAAAAGCGTAGTAAATGATTTTGATTTATTTGAAATAAATGGGGATTATTTTGGTAGTTCTTCTGTTCAAGCAAGATTAGACCAAAGAAATGAAAAAAGTCTAAGCGCAAGAAAATCAGCTAGTTATAGGTGGAATAAAAAAGAAGAAGATGCGAACGCATTGCAAACGCTATCCGAAGGCAATGCTAAAAAGGAAAGGAAAGGAAAGGAAATAAAAGGAAAGGAAATAAATAATACAGTGCCGCCTCTTCAAGAATTTTTAGAATATTGCAAGAAAAACCTTGAGCAAAATAAATTTGTGTATAGCGAGTATGAATATTCTTTAAAATCAAAATATGATACTTGGGTGGCTAATGGTTGGAAAGATGGGCATAATAAACAAATTAAAGACTGGAAGGGTAAAATTCGCAACACTATACCCTTTTTAAGACCAATACAGACACTTTCTAATAAAAATGGAGGGAAGTATCAAAAAGAATTAGAAACCGCTAGAAACGCCTTTAAACCAATTTCTGAATAATGATAACAATTTTTAAAAACATCTTTTCTAAGGAACCAAATTACATTTCTGTTGAAGCCGCGTTAAAAAGAATACAAGAAGGTAAAAGTAAATTAACTGTATCTGAAATCAGAGATACGATTGATAAAGAAAAGGCAAATAAGATAAAACTTAACCTTCCTTCAGTGTGTTTTAGTGGTAAATTTGGAGTAGATAGGACTGATGCTCAGTTAATTACGCATAGTGGGTATATAGTTTTAGACTTTGACAATGTATTTGAAATTAGAGATAAGCAAAATGAGATTATTTCACATCCATTTGTTTATGCTTGTTGGATAAGCCCTTCTGGAAATGGATTAAAAGCCTTGGTAAAAATAGCTAATGGTCAAAAACATAGAGAACACTTTCAAGCTTTACAAGAAGTTTTTCCCGAAATTGATAAAAGTGGAATTAACCAAAGTAGAGTATGTTACGAAAGTTACGACCCCGAAATTTACATAAACAAAAAGGCTGAAGTTTTTAAGAAGATTAAAAAAACTGAAAAGGTTGTGGTTTATGAGAAAAACGATGATGACCAAAAGATATTTAAGAACGTTTTGACTTGGTTGTCTAATAAAAACGAGGCTTTTGTTACGGGAGAAAGGAATAATTTTATATTTAAGTTAGCATCGGCTTGTTGTCGTTTTGGTATTAATGAAACGGCAGCTAATTCTATGATTCATATGGAATTTATCACTAATTCTGAGTTTACAAAGAATGAAGCAGATAGAGCAATACGCTCTGCATATAAGGCTAATATAAAAAACTTTGGAAGTGCATCTTTTGATAAAGAAATATTAGTTGATAAAGTTTCTAGAAAAGAAATAGAAGTTGAAAAAGCTGTATTTGATGAAGGATTAAAGTTAAAAGATGTTATTTATGGAATTGATGTAAAAGAACAAGCTTTACGAATATATGATGAAGGTTATGCTAAAGTAGATGGTATTGGGGTGCCTGATTTAGATGATAAGTTTAAACCAAAAAGAGGAGAGATTACAGTTCTTACTGGTATTGGTAACTATGGTAAGTCTTCATTTAAAAAATGGTATCAAGCTATGCGCATAATGTTGTACGGGGAAAAGTTTGCAACATTTTCACCAGAAGATAATCCACCAGAAGAATATTACCATGACTTTGTAGAGATAATTTTAGGATGTGATTGTAGTCCTGCGAATCCACATAGACCATCTAAACAAGTTTATGAATATGTTTACGATTTAGTATGTAAGCATATATTTTATGTTTATCCAAAAGATGTTTCACCTACTCCGCAATATGTAATGGAAGTATTTTTAGAATTGATAGTAAAAGAAAATGTAGATGGCGTAGATATTGACCCGTTTAACCAATTGACAAATGAATATCAAAAGTTTCCAAGAAGTGATAAGTATCTTGAATGGGTATTGTCTGTATTCTCAAGATTTGCGCAGATAAATAATATTTTCTTTTGGATAATTGCTCATCCTGTTAAAATGATAAAAGCTTCTGATGGGAACTATCCTTGCCCCGATGTATTTGACTTAACTGATGGCGCAATGTGGAATAATAAGCTTGATAATATTCTTGTATATCATAGACCATTTGCGCAAACTGACCCTAGCAATCCGTCTTGTGAATTTCATAGTAAAAAAATAAGAAGACAAAAGATTGTTGGTAAAAAAGGATTTATTTTATTTCAAATGTATTTTCAAACAAGAAGATTTTTATTTAATGGATTAGATTCGTTACAAAAAATTATAAACGATAAGAATATAATTTTAAGACCCGATGCGTCAGTTCAAAAAACATTTGATAATTGGATGCCATACAAAGATGACAATGGAAAAGAAATTAATTTTTAATATTAAAACAAAACACAATGATTAGAATTTCAGTAATCGGAAGATTAGGACAAGATGCTACAGTAAACAATGTAAATGGTAAAACAGTGATTAATTTTTCAATGGCTTACAGTGAAAAGTTTAAAAATCAACAAGGTGAAGATGTTGATAAAACAACATGGGTTTCATGTGCTTATTGGACAGATAAAACAAATGTATCTAACTACTTAAAAAAAGGTACTTTGATTTACATGGAAGGGAAGCCAGAGGCAAAAACATATTTGAACGATAAGACCAAAGAAACTGTGGCTCAACTCCATGCTAGGGTTACAAGCTTACAATTATTGTCTAGTAAATCAGATGAAAACCAAATTTAATGTATATTCACGAATTAAATAACCCAATAGATGTTGAAACCCCAATTGGATATGGAAAAGCAATTGCATGGCTCGATTACGGAAGCGACACAAACACTGTTTGGAAAGTCATATTATACCACAACGGCATGGTGCGGAACTTCTACGATGATGACATATTGGTCTACCCCAATAAAATGGACGGAGGAGAAATTGATAAAAATTATTTTCAAAGCAAAAAATAAATAATGGCAAAATTAACAAATTCATCCAAAGTTACCTTTGGTAAACAAAAAACAGGACGAGCTAAAAAATCTTATAATAAACATAGCCCTAGACCAAAAGCCTATAGAGGTCAAGGAAGGGGTAGATAAATAAATATATGAATAACAAAGCCGCAAAAAAACTAAGAAGATTAGCAATTGCTATTGCCGCAGCTAATGGTAAAATTGAAGATTCTGAAAGAATCTACAAGAATTTAAAAACAGTGCATAAAGAAAATAAAAAAGCCCCTAATGAAAGGGGCTAATTTACTAAACTAGTGCAGCGTTTGCAGCTGCAAGAACTTGGTTAACTGTAGAAGTTACAAGATAAGCTGTACTTCTTTGGTTTAAACCACTTGGTGGAACCACAATTAGAGAGTTAGCTTGTACTCCATTTACTACTACTGTAGAAGGAGATACTACAATACCTGCACTTGGTAAAGCGAATACTGTTCCGTTAGTAGGTTGTGCATACTGGTTTATTTGTAAAACCGTTGCTGCGAAAATGTTTGCCATTTTGTTTTGTTTTAATTGTTATATAATATATGATTGGCTTAGCAAATATAATAAATTTTGACCGTTATTTAAAATCAGTACATTTGTATTAAATTAATTAAATTATGAAATTGAAAGCTCCAAGCAATAGAGTAATCATTAAAGTTGACCTTGAAAGTAAAAATAGCCATACGTTTAAAGATGGTACAAAGATTAAATTAGAAAGAGTATATGATAATTTTAATATGCGTTATGTTAAACCAGTTAATGCGGAAGTTGTTGATGGTAAAGATATACCTACGGGGGCTGAAATTCTTATTCATCATAATGCTACTCATGATACTTATAAGATTTTTAATTATCAAAGACCTACTGCAGAAGCTTCTTCAGATATTCAATATTTCTCAATACCTATTGAAGAATGTTTTATGTGGAGAGAAGGGAAAGGTTCCATATGGAACGCTTTAAATAATTTTGTTACAGCTCTAAGAATATTCAAGCCATATAAAGGTATGCTTGAGGGTATTGAACCTGAAATAATGAATAATAAATTATATATAACTAGTGGTGAATTGAAAGGTAGAGCCGTTAATACGGTAATATCAAGTGATTATGAAATCATATATCAAAATGATGATGGAACTGAGGGTAGAATTATTAGACTAAGATATTATCCAGATGGTAATGATAGAAATGAGATTATAGCTATCAATGATAATATGACAGAATTAGTTGAGAATGGTGATTTATGGGTTGGTTATAACAAATCAGATGCAAAACAATTAAAAGAAGTAGAATGTCTGTAGAATTAGATAAAATAAAGGATTTAGAAAAACAAGTTGCTTATTTACAAGGTAAAAACGCCTATTATGAACAAGATGGTATTGGAAAACTATACCATGCTTTAAATAGAAAAGCCAACGAAATGGCTGAGTTGTTGAATAAAACTAGTCTTACAGCTATTGATATTGATGACCCTAAGATTAAGACTTTTGAAAGATTGCAGAAAATATGGGTAGATGCAGGAACGATTTCTGCTTCAATAAAGGCATTAGAAGTATTAGCCGGAATAAATCAAGAAGTAACTGATAAAAAAGAGGTTGTTCAAGTTAATAAGAAACCATTTTCACCAGAAAATATGGCTGATGCCGTTGGTGAATTAGCTGGTAAAAGAATATAATTATGTACGAAAAAATTGAAGGCGGTACTATTATAGACATCCAAGGATTGAAGTGTAATCTTCCTCCAGATGGATATGTTTATAATATAATTACCAAGCAATTAGAATTTAGGGGTATTTACGAGAGGGACAAAAATATAGGTGAGCAGTATTGGAAAAGAATACCGATGCCTAGTTGGCATGCTGACACAATGAAGAAATGGGACGAATTTGATAAAAAGAAAAAAGATGATGAACTTGAATTTTACGATGAAAGATTAGAGGATTTTAAAAGACAAGAGTGGGATAGAAGATTGAATGGATTTTGGTATATGAATAACGGCAAACCTACCTATTTGACTGGTTTGCATTATTTATACTTGCAATGGTGGTCAATTGATATTGGTTATCCAAAGTTTAGGATACCAGATTTAGAGAAGTTCTATTTTATGGAATATTGTATTCAAGACCCATTATGTATGGGGATGTTAGAGGTAACCAAAAGAAGGTTTGGTAAGTCATTTGTGGCTGGTTTATTTGTAACCGAATACACTACAAGGACAAAGATGACAAATGGTGGTATTCAGTCTAAAACAGGCTCTGATGCTAAAAAATTCTTTGCAAAGACAGTGGTAAATCCATTTAGAAGACTGCCTAAGTTTTTTAGACCAGAATATGATATGTCTTTGGGGGTAAATCCAAAGTCTGAAATGAGATTCCAAAAGACAAACGTAAGGGGTAAGAAAGCAGAGGATAATGTAGATAAGGATGAGTTAGGTTCAGTTATTGACCATCAGTCAGCAGATACTGTTGCATATGATGGACAAAAACTTCATAGATATGTAGCAGATGAGTGCGGTAAAACCACAGAGGTAAATGTGTATGACAGACACGAGGTTGTACGTTATTGTTTGCTAGATGATGAAGGGCAAATTATTGGTAAAGCATTATATACCACCACAGTAGAGAAGCTTACAACTGAAAAAGATGGTGTTCAAGATGCTTTTAAATTATTATGGGAAGAAAGTAATCAAGAAAAACGACAAGATAATGGAACTACTTCTAGCGGTCTTTATCGATTCTTCATGTCTGCAAAGCGTACAAGAAATTTTGACGATTTTGGGCATCCAGATGAAGAAAAAACTTTGGCTCAAATTTTAGCCGACAGGGACACAGTAAAAAACAATCAAAGAGCATTATCTGCTCGTATTAGAAAAGAACCTCTTACTATAGACGAAGCTTTTAGTACAGATTCAGATAAGTGTATTTTTAATGCAATGAATATAGGGGCAAGAGAGTCTTATTTAAAAGAAAATCCTAAAGTCAAGCGTCATGTCATATTTTATAGAGATATTGACCAAGTAGTTAGGTGGAGAGAAATAAATGATAAGGAAGAAGATTTCCATTGGGTTATAACTCAGTTTCCACAAGCAGGCGAAGAAAACAAACACACTTACGATGTAAAAACTAGAAAGCCAGCTAGGGTATCTGATGGCGCAATAGCAATCGATGGTTATAGTAATAGTCAAGGTGGTAAGTATGGGTCAAAAGCATCAGCTTGGATAGGGAGGAGATACGATTTATTGAAACCAGAAGACACAGGAAAGGCAATTGGGCATTTATACGGAAGACCTCAAATCAAAGAAACCTTACATGAACAAGTTCTTTTAGCAGCTGAATTTTATGGCTATCAAGCTTGGTATGAGCATAATAGTGATGATTATCTATCCTATTTTAGAGATAGAGGAAGAGTTGGTTATCTTGGTTCATACCCACTTTCAACTATTGACCCAGCAAAAAGAGAAACAGCTGATAGACACAAAGGATTTCCTACTACACCGTTTAGCTTGACAAAGCAAACCGATGTGGGGATTATGTATTTTGAATCGCATATTGATTCAATAGATTTTGAAAATTTGCTAGAAGATGCAAAAAAATTCGACCCAAACAATAGAACAGACTATGATATTACCGTATCTTTTTTAATGTTAATTGTATGTTTAATGGAGCCGGTCCAAAAACAAATCAAGAGAGAAGCGCTTGTAAAAAGTTATGTTCCTGTGTTTAATTAATTAAAATTTTACTAAATTCTTAATATTTAGTATATTTGACACAAAATACACTCAATTGGCAGATAGTCCTTTATCAATATCAGCAGCAAATAGTAATGGAGAAGCTTTAAAAAAGTTTCAAATTACTACCGATGTATCTTCTAAGAAAGATTACATGTACGGTAAAAATGTTGCGCAAAGTATCTACTCTACAATATACGGTAACCAAACTTATTTTTGGTTGAGAAATAATAGATTTAGAAAAAATAGACAAATTGCAAATGGTAAAATAGACATGAGTGTGTTTATGGACCGCTTGGAAATGAATAGCAAAGCTAACTTTGTAAATATTAATTGGAAATCAATTATTATTGGTAATACAATTGTTGCAAGATTAGTTGGGTCATGGATGAGTAGAAAAGAAAAAGTTACAGTTGTTGCAACAGATAGCGCATCAGCAATGTTGAAGAAAAATGCAGCTGATGAAGTTGAGTTTATATATCAAAATAAAGAAAATCTTGCAATGTTACAGCAAGCGTCAGGTATTCCAATTATACCAAAAGACCAATTTGTAGCAGAAGATAAAGACGAATTAGAGCAATGGATTTCTGAATTTAATCATTTACCTGAAGAGATACAATATAGTATAGGTTGTAATAATGTATTAGAGGCTAATGGTTGGAACGATGTTTTAAAGCAAAGATTATTACATGATTCAGCAGAAGTTGGATTAGTGTGTACATATACTTGGATGGATGAAGAAGGGGAGGTTCATGTTCAATGGATTCGTCCGGAAAACGCAATTTATTCATATTCTGATTTTCCAGATTTTAGAGATACAACATATCGTGGACATATTTTATCTATGAAAATTAGTGAAATAAGGGCTAGATATGGTAAAGCTAGTGGTGGAATATTATCTGAAGAAGATATATTTATGTTAGCTCAGTCATGTAAGGAATACCAATTAACAGATAAGATTAAATGGATGCAAGATTGGAATGTTTCTTGGTTAAGACCTTATGATGAATGGAACATTGATTTAATGAAATTTGAAATTAAAACATTAGATTCTGATGGATATACAGTTACTAAAACTAAAAAGAATGGTAGTACTATTATAAGAAAAGGCAAACCTGAAAAAATTGATGAAAATCAAGAATATTTAGAAGAAAAGAAATGGAACATATATGAAGGCGTTTATTGTCCTGTTACACAAAAAATGATTCATTGGGGAATCAAGAAAAATATGATTCGCCCTCAAGACCCAAAAGAAATTGGTAACGCAGAATTTTCATATAGCTTTTATATGTATGACCCATACGATATGCGTAATGTGGCTGTACCTGAAAAAATAGAAGAGCCTATTGAGCAAATGATTTTAGCTAGACTGAAGATACAACAAATGGTAGCTAAGATGGTACCAGCGGGCGCTTCAATTGATGTTGATGCATTGCAAGAACTTGATTTAGGCTTAGGCGATTCTGTAAAACCATTAGAAGTTCAAAAAATATGGGAGCAAACTGGTAAGCTATATTATCGTGGTAGAGATGCTGAGGGTAATAGAATACCAGTGCCAATTACAGAATTAGCTAATACTGGTTTTGCACCACAATTGCAAGCTTTAATTCAATTATACCAATTCCATTATCAAGTATTAAAAGATGAGCTAGGAGAAGACCCTAACTTAATGAATCAAGCTGCACAGCCAAGAGTTGCTGCATCAAATATTGAGGCTTCAAGAGTTTTAGCTAATAACGCAACTGAATATATGTATGATGCATATATATATGTAATGGAAGAAAGCTGTAAAAAAATAGCTTGTTTATTGAATAAAAGCGTAACATACGGCGCTAAAAGATATAGAGATTTATTAAAACAAGAAGATGTAAAAGATAGGAATTTTGTTGCAACAGTAAGAATGTTACCAACAGAAGTAGAGATAGCAAATTTGCAAGCTATGATGAATAATGCTATTGCATCAAACCCTCAATTAATAATATATTTAGACCCTTTCAAAGCAATGAGAATTGCAAAAGAGAATGTGCCATTAGCTGAACTATATTTCAGACAAGCTCAAAAAAGATATATAAAAACAGAGCAAGAAAAAGCTCAATCAAATAGCGAACAAAACGCTGAAATTCAACAAGCAAGTATGCAAGCTAAAGCTCAAGGAGATGCAGCATTACTTGAAAAGACTAATTTTGGAAAAGAAAAACAAATTGTTTTACAAGGTATGTTTGATTTAGCTAAAGCTAATATACCGGTTCCTGTTGATTTACAACAATTAATTAGCGATATATTGCAAAATGTTGAAGTTCCAATAGCTGTTCAAAATCAACAAAGACAACAAGCCTTAGAGCAACAAGCTCAGCAAGAGCAACAACAAATGGAGCAACAACAAATAGAAGGTCAACAAGGCTCACCCGAAGAAGAACAAATGATGATGGAACAGCAACAAATGCAACAACAATAAAATAACATAAAAAATAAATAAAATGGCAACGGTAAGTAAACTTTTAATAAGACTACAAAAATTTAGTTCAAAAATTAGCACAGTTGTAGATGCAACAGATTCTTTTAATGCTAATAATAATTTTTACCAAGATTTATCTGGATGGGATTCTGCGGTAGTACAATTTGTGGGTACATCTGGAACAGTTAGTTTCAGTACTACCAACGATGATGGTTCTATTACAGGGCAATTATCACCTGCGCCAGAAGTACCAATTAACTGGGTTTCAGTTTTGGGAGTTAATTTAACAACCAAAACAGATATTGCATCTATTGCAGCAGCTGGTATTGTTGAATTTGGTATTATTGGTAAATATTTGTTATTACAAGGTAATACAACGACAACGACAACAGCAGCACCTTAATATTTAAAAAAGATAAAAAATGGCAAATTCAATAGCATATGTATTATCTAAAAATACATACCCAAACGCCTTTCAGGCAAATCTTATAGGCGTTAATCAAGGAACGCAAATTGTTTATACAACAACGAGTACATTAACATCCGCTAATGTATTATTTGCTGATAGTAGATTAACACAACCTATTTATGGAGATGGAACAAGTTGGTATGGTGTGCAATTATTGACAAATACTGCTGTAGTGTATCCTATTACTATAAGTGCGAGTGGAACAATAGCAATTGGTTCTGGAACTACTACAACAACAGCAGCTCCAACAACTACAACAACAGCAGCTCCAACAACTACAACAACGGCAGCTCCAACAACTACAACAACAGCAGCTCCAACAACTACGACAACAACAGCAGCGTAATTAAATAGAAACCAAATAAGCATTTATGCCAGATAATACAGACATGTCAGCGCCAATTACGCTGGCAGAAGGTTACAATCCGTTTTCGGATGAAAATGCACCACAAGTGCAACAGCAAGTAGAAGTAGCCCCTACTGCACCAAATGAGCCAGCACAAGCAGCTCCTCCTCCACAAGAGGAAGCAAAAGTAGAGGAACAAGCAGTATCTACTCAATCATTTGACTCAAATCAATTTGTTAAAGAAAGATTTGGTTATGATAGCGTAGAGCAAGCTGAACAAGAGTTTAAGAAACTCAAAGAACAACCAAGTTTTGAATTTAAAGATGATGTAAGCAAGTCGTTATTCGATGCCATTAAAGAAGGCAAAGCTGATGATGTTTATGAAATCTTAAATCAGCAAAAAAGGTTAGAAAAATTAACGAGTTCAGAATTAACGCCAGACTTGGCTGCTGAAATTGTTAAAACGAATATTAAGAATAAATACAAAGATTTGTCAACAGACGATGTTGAGCTTTTGTTTTATGACCAACATTTCGTACCTTTAAAGCCTGAACAAGGTTATGATGAATCCGATGAGGATTATGCTGGGAAAGTAAAAACATGGCAATCGCAAGTAGATTACGCAGAACGAAAGTTGATGATTGAAGCGAAAGTGATTAGACCAGAGCTGGAAAAATTAAAAAGTGAAATAAAGTTACCTGATATTTATAATGAGGCTGGAAGAGAAGCTGAATCTCAAGAGGAATTTGAGATTATGCAACAAGCAAGGTCAATTTATGAAAAAACACTTGATTCTGATTTTCAATCCTTCAACGGATTTAATGTTTCGGTAAAAGACGAGGATGTTGAAATACCGATTTCATTTAATGTAGGTGAAGACGAAAGATTGGCAATGAAGAATGATTTGATGGATTTTGATAGTGACTCTTATTTAGAAAATAGATGGTTTTTCAAGGACGGAAAACCAAATATTCCACAAATAATGGCAGATAAATATCTGTTAGAGAATCGTGAAAAAATCTTTTCAAAAATAGCAAATGAAGCTGCATCTCAAAGAGTGTTAGCTCATATCAAAAGGAACGGAAATATAAATATCAACCAAAGCCCCACTCCTCAAGGAGCGAAACCAGACCTGAATGGCACCGAAGCTGAAAGGCTAAGGATGGCAGAATGGGCTTTTAGTTCGTAACTTGATATTTGCCTTTGGAGGAGGCGCAAAAAAATAAAAACTAAATATCATGGCAGGAATACCTACCTCAAATATTTTGCAGCCGGGTTCAATCGCGTTGCAAACCCAGAATAGGCAACTTATGGTTGACCTACAATTATTAACTCCACAGTACTACAAGCAATATACTCAAAAGTATGGCAATGAAGATTTTACATGGTGGTTAGCTGCTCATAGCGGCATGGAAGAAGTTAAAAACTTAAACTTCTTCTGGTTTGAAAACCGCGGTAAATTAATGCCAGCTGTTACAAACGATGCAACAGTTGCCGCAGCAACTGGTGCTACTATTACATTAACTTTAGGAGCAGAAGCTTACTACAACAGTGGTACTCAAACGCCTTTAAGAGTTAATGAAACTTTGCGTGTTGCATCTTCAAACATTGAGGGGGTTATTATCTCAATTGACGATACAACTCCTTATGCTTTTACTTTTGAGGTTGCTCCTAAACAAACTTCTCAAGGTTTCCAATCAGCTGGTTCTGGTTCATTATTAGCTGGTGAGGTTTTATTATTCGGTGGTGACGCAGATGCTGGTGAAGCTTCTGAAGCTATCTATCCTTTGATTCAATTGGACGAAAGATATGATAACAATGTAACAGAAATTCGCGATGGTTGGTCTAACACTGACTTAGCGCAAATGGCTGAAACATATTATGAGTTCCCTGTATCTCCAGATATGGCTCAAAATGGCGTTACTGCATTTACTTACAAAGGAATGTACAAGACTCTTGTTCGTTTTAAGAATAACGTAGAAAATAAATTAATGCGCGGTAATTTACAAAATAATACTGCAATTGATTCTAACTCTACAGGTTCAGTAGGTATCATCCCTAAAGTTGTTGCTGACGGTGAAACTGTTGGTTACACTCCGGGTACATTAGATATCGCTAAATTACATGAGATTACTCGTATTATGGATGTTAATGGTTGTGCTAAGCAAAATGCTTGGTTATGTGACATTTTCCAAAGACAAGATTTCTCTGATGGTATCTTTGCTGCTTACCCAGCTGGTGCTTTCGTTTATGGACAAGGAGAGAAGTCAAAAGAGGCTTCTGTTGCTTATGGTTTCCAAGAAATCATGATTGATGGATATTTATTATCTGTTAAGAAGTATGCCGCATTTAATACTGAGGTTACCACTGGTTTAACTCCAGACGTAGATTATTTCCGTAATTTCGGTTTAATCTATCCAATGGGTGAAACTAAGGATGCGAAAACCGCTCAAGCTTACAAGAATATCACTATTATGTATCAACAACCTCCTCAAGGTGGTACTGTTGGTAACGGTATTCGCGTATGGCAGTATGGTGGTGGTTCTCCAAACCCTACAGATGGTACAATGACTAATCAAATCGCGATGATTACCTACAGAGGTACTCGTGTTTGTGCAGCAAACCAGTTCATTATCGTTCAAGGTAACTAATTTGTTACCAAAATAATCGGGTAGGGGCAACTTTATTGATTGTCCCTACCTTTTTTAAACATTAAAAAATAACCATTTATGGCTCGTTTAAAGGCAATAGGGTTAGCAGATGCTAACTATTCACCACAAAGTCAAGTAAAAGTACAAAGACAACATGATGAGGCTGCACAAGCTATGCAGGAATCTACCTCATCAAACACAGCAACAACTTTCAAGATTTTTAAATTATCAGATACCAAGAAAAATGGCAGATACCATATGGAAGGTATTGACGATGTTTGGAATGAGAAGAAAGGTAGAATGGAAAGAATAAGACTTTTGAGAGGTTATCCAAGTATTTGGGTAGAAGACCAGAAAGGACTAGAAAAATCATTCGTTGAACAAAACAGAAGAAGCTTAATTTTTAATAGAAGAGTGCTAAGAATAGCTGATTATGACGTAGAAGCTTTAGAGTTTTTAAGTCTATGTAACGCTAATCTAGACAATCCTAATAAAAAAGGCACTAGAAAAATTACATTCTTTCAATGGAATCCACAAAGAACAGCAGAGCTTGAAAGAGCTAAAAGAGTCGCTAAAGTTGAAGCAATTAAATATGCTTCATTGGCAAGCGAGGACGAAATGCGTAAGCACTGTAATTTCTTGGGAATTACATTTACAGATGAATTAGGAATGCCTAAATCAATGGATGCATTAAGAAATGACTATGAACTATATGCTGAAGCTCAACCTAATAAGTTTATGCAAAGCGCTGGTTCTAAAGAAGTTGAAATAGCATTTATAGTTAAAAAAGCTTTAATTGATAATAAAATTGACACTACTACAAAAAGAGGTTCAGCTTATTGGTCAAATAATGGAGGTTTTATTTGCAAGATACCAGCAGATAAAAAACCGCAAAATTATTTAGTTGAATTTGCAATGTTCCCTCAAGATGAAGGTAAAGCGTTTTTAGAACAATTAAGGAAGTTAATGTAATTCTTTCCCCCTCTAAATAGAAGAAGCCCTGTAGCCTAAAAATTACGGGGCTTTTTTGTATCTTTTTCGTATATTTGTAACACAACTTATATACATGAATGTTAATGATATGTACCTTATTTGCCAGTTCGCAATTAACAAGGCGCAAAATGGATATTTAACACCAGCTGAATTTAATCTTATTATAAATCAAGCACAGATTTCATATCAAGATTATTTATTAGGTGAATTTCAGCAATATCAATATGGAAGACCACAAGCAAGAATTAATTATAGCCAAAACGAAAATATTAGACAAAGATTATCTCCATTAATTACAGAAGCAACTTTAGCAATAAATGGAACTTCAGGAGAAGCTACTTATCCTAATGATTATGTGCAAGCGGATGCAGTTAGAACAAGTGCATTTAGTAGAGTTAGATATGTGCAACAAGATAGCTTGTATTCTTATTATAATAGCCAAATTGACCCTATTGCAACTAATCCTATTTATTTATTAGAACCAACTGGGCTGCAATTTTATCCTATAACTCTTGGTACCGCAGTTTTAACTTATGTAAAAGACGCTCCATCAATAGTTTGGGCTTATACTACAGTAAGTGGCAGACCTGTATATGCTGCTACTCAAACAGGAGGAGGCGTTACACCTACTACGGGTACGGTACAGCCAGTTTGGGATAATGTAGATTTATTAGAAATAATAGCTAGGGCATTAAAATTAGTTGGTGTAAGCTTACAAATTGGTCAGGTAGAGCAATATGCTAATCAAGTAACTCAACAAGGACAATAATGACAAGAAATATATTTATAGAAAGAATATTAAGACAAATTTATAATGGGCAGCCATCTGATGATAGCAGCATCACTTATAATTTAGTTAATCAATGGCTTAATGATGCTATTGGTTCTGTAGTTAAAAAAAACTATACAGATAGTATTCAGTTAGATGGTATTGCTTATATAAACAATTCATTTTATAGCACATTTACTAATCTAGAGATAGCAGCAGAAACTGTTGACAATGTAACTTATAGCGTGGATTTGCCTGTAATACCTTATGGTATAGGTAAAAATGAAGGTATTGCTACTTTACAGTTCGTTGGTGACAAGAAAACTTCTCAAACAGCAATCCCATTGAGTATGAATCAAGTTGCCTATATAGAGCAATTAAGACCTATTCAGAATAAGATTGTTTATTGGATTGAGGGTAAAAATATTTATATTAAAAGCTCAATACCATTAACTTCATATAAAGCAACTGTGAGAATGATTAGTGGAGGAGATTCGACAGATTTAAATTCAACCTTAATAATACCAGACGATTATGTACCATTTATTGTTGAATATATAAGAGGACAATTAGCTTTTGAGAGGTCAAGACCGATAGATACTTCAAATGATGGCGTAGATAACAACAATTAATAAATATGAAACCAATTAGAGATTTTATTTTAGTTAAGCCATTTATGGCAGAAGGTGTTACAGAGGGAGGGTTATTTATACCCGAAAATTACAGAGAGAGAAGCTGCAAAGCTCAAGTAATATCAACTGGGAGAGGTACAGCTAAAATAAAAATGGAAGCAAAAAAAGATGATGTTATTTTTCATATTAAAGGGGCAGGAGAAGCCATTTTATTAAACGATGAATTGCATTTCTTGATTCGCCATAATGATATATTAGCTTACGTTTCAAATAATTAAAAATGTCACAAACAAGAAATTATATAACCTTAGATTCAATAATCAATGATTACATTGATGAAAGTGAACAATCCGTACACAAATATGCTAAATTATATAATATAGCAGTAAGGGGTATGGAGAAACTTGGTCTTGACTTTTTTTACAAAATAAGGTCAGTTAAGATACCTATAGATACAACGAATTACACAGCACAATTACCTAATGATTACATAAGCTATACTAAGATAGGCGTATTAAATTCAGTAGGAGAAATTATTCCTTTGAAGTTTAATAATAAAATGACTTATTATGCAGACCAGCAGCCAGATAGACTTGCTTTAACACAAGACAATACATTGGCTACTTGGTATCAGTCTGATTTGCCTTTATGGTTTAATTATTGGGATGGATATGGTTTTCAAAATATTTACGGACTTCCAAGTGGTTCACCATTTGTCGGTTCATTTAACATAGACGATGCTAATGGAGTGGTTCTTTTAAACCAATACTTCAATTATACTTATATAATGATAGAGTATCTATCTAGTGGAAATCCAGAAGAAACTTTTAGATTACCTATTCAATTTAGAGAAGCAATGATGTCATGGCTTTCTTGGAGAGATATAGCTAGTATGCCAAGTACAAGAAAAGGAAATTTAGGAGATAAAAGAGATAGAAAGCAAGAATTTTACAATCAAAGAAGAATTGCTAACGCCCAATTTAAGCCATTGTACTTGATGCAAGCTTACGAACAAAATTTAGACACACAAAGAATGACTGTAAAAGCTTAGAAATAGATGCCAATTATAAATAACCCGTTTAATGGTAAGTTAAATCTTGATGTTGCTCAATATAGAATTTCTAATGGAGATTATATAGATGCATTAAATATAACTAAAGATTCACAAGGGATTGGCAATGATTTGGTTGTTGCTAATATTCTAGGGAATACCGAAATAGCATATACACTGCCTGCGGGTGAAAATAAAGTCATTGGCTTTTATCCGGACAAAGTAAGAGATAGAGCTTATTATTTTCTTTGGAATAGTAATGGTTATAATAGTATTTTATATTACAATGCTAGCACAGAAGCCATTATAAAAGTTTTAGAAAGTAAAACAGATAGCGATGGAATTGATATTTTAAATTTTAATCCTTCTTATAAAGTTTTATCTGTTAATATATATTATAGAGATGTAGAAGGGGATATATTATTTTTTAATGATGGGTTAAACCCACCTAGGAATATAAATATTTTAGCTAATTATGGCACTTCATGGAAAGCGGAATATCTTTTGGTAATAAAAGCTCCTCCAGTAATGCCAGCAAAGGTTGTTTATGAAGATGCGGTAATTGCATCAACTACTACAACAACAACAATAGCCCCAACATATTATTATTCAAGTACAATAACAGGAGCTTGTAATAGAACAGGCGGTGGTATTGTTAATACTCCAACATGGAGTGGCGGAGTAATGTGTGCAGCTGCGGGAGGTGACACCGTTAGTTCTTCTACATTTGTAACACTAACTAGGGATACAGTATATTATTTATCTTATAGTGGAAATACAATACAAATTAAAACAACAGCAGGCGTTACACCTGACGCAGAAGTTTTAAGTGTTGGATGTACTGCATGTCCGTTACCTGTACCAGTACAAAGTTCAAATGAATTTTCTGTAAATAACCTTCGTAATAAATTATTTCAATTTACATATAGATATGTTTATGATAATAATGAGAAATCAGTATGGAGTTCAAGAAGTATTGTTCCGTTGCCGCAGCAACCAACTTTACAATTTACTGATAATGTATTTTCAAATAATGCTCGTATATCAATATCCGTTTCTACTGGAGGAGTAAATGTTCAAAAAATAGAATTAGCATTTAGAGAAACAACAAATGGTATTACTAGTGATTTTTACTTAATTACCCAAGTAGATAAAACAGTTTTAGGCATATTAGATAATGATATATTTACATTTAATTTTTATAATGATAGCATCTATACTTTATTAGATATAAACGAAACAACGCAATTACAAGACTGGGTTCCACAAAAAGCAAATGCCGCTGAATTGGCGAATGGAAATGTGTTATTATATTCTGGTATTACAGAAGGGTATAATAAGACTGATATGGTTATGGATGTAGTTACAACTAGTGATTCTAGCGGTTTCTTTTTAGATAATGCTGGTTTATTATTTTTTGCTACTTGTAACGGAACGGATAGCGGAAGTATTGGCACAATAATGAAAGTTTATGTTTTTGGTACAGGAACAAATAATACGGGAAAAGTTAATATATTAAACAATCCAGCTGGCATTTATGTTATAAATGCACAAAGTAGTACAGGTTCGGATATTGGTATAAGTTATACTTATGCTAGTTCAACTCCTTTATTAGTATCAACTTTATTAACTTCTATTGGAGCCGCTTTGACTTCAAATGGATGGGTAATTACAATATTGGATAATGTTTTAACGGCTACATATTCTGCAGGATTTATATTATACTCAAGTGGGGTTAAATATTATTTAGCAGCAGGTTCTCCAGATAATACAACATTTGCGAATGCTGCTGATTCTGGTTATCAATATGCAGTTCAATATTTTGATGCTGAAGGAAGAACAATAGGCGCACAAACAGATATAACTAATGCTGCATTTAATACACCTGCATCAATAGATGGTATAAGATTTTGTCAAACATTTTTAAATATTTATAATACACCTCCGTTAGAGGCAATATATTATCAAATTTTAAGGTCAAACAATACTACTTATAATAAAAGATTATTTTGGATTAGTAAAGCAGCATATTCTAGTGTAAATGTAATAGGTTCAACAATACCAAGATTTGCTTATATTGATATAAGTAATATACAAGTATATAACGAGCAGATTAGTTCTACTACAAATGTAGTTTCTTATAATTATACGGAAGGGGATAGAATTAAGTTCTTGAAAAGATATGATGTTCAAAATACAGCTCTTATTTTACCAAGTCAATATGATTACGAAATAGTTGGTACTGAAGCTAGTATTGAATATAATATACCAAATAATCCGAATACATATACAGCTACAGGAAATTTTTTGAAAATAAGATTTGTTTCTGGAGAAATGGATTCTTTGTCTTTTAATTTTACTGGCGCAGAAGATTTTCAACATTACCAAATATTATTATATAATTATACATCTAATGTTGCAGCTAATCAAAGATTATTTTATGAATTTGGCAAATGTTTTGGGATAGGCAATCCCGGAACCGCAAGTGCTTACCATATTGGTCTTGAACATACTCAGACAGCAGTAGCTGGTCCAAATTATTATGCTACAATATCTGGAACAAATGGTGATTTATTTTATAGAAAAAGAACTGTTCCATATAGTGATAATTATATAGAGCAATCTAATTCTATATTTATAGAAACAATTGGCGCAGGAACAAGTTTAATTAAAACATTATATATAACAGTTAATCCTGTAATTGTTAATGCAGCTTATGAGATTCTAAATCAAACTGAGCAAGTTGCATATTTTGGTGCTGGGTCATTCCCTGAATTTGCAGATGGTGATTATTTTTTCTATAATTTATCAGCATCATCAGTTTTAACGAGCTTTAAAGGTACGGTTAAAATATTTTCTGATGGCACATCTATATTTTCTTTGTATGCTATAATATGTAATGCATCAGCTACTCCTAAATACAAGGTAAACTTATTACCAACTGAAATTAACAATATCGCGCAGTCAGGCGTAGGAGGCGTGGATGTTACATATGAAATGGATGTTCAAATAAGTATTCCAGCAAATTCAAAAGTTTGGATAGTAGCTCAATCTACAAATGATGGAATTGGTGATAATAAAATTACTATTTTAGATTTTCCTATAGATTTTTCAATAATAAAAAACAATACTATAGATATTATAGAATCTAGTTTTAGTGATAACTATAATTTAATTACAAATAGTAATGGTAGACCGTCAGTAATTGATGAAAATGCAACTAAAAGATATTTTCCTACTTTAATAAGATTTGGACAAGCATATCAATTTAATACTAATATTAATGGTACCAATAGATTCTATTATGAGAACTTTGATGAATACGATAGAAGCTTTGGTGATGTAATAAGATTGCATGTTAGGGATAGATATTTAAAAGTTTATCAAAAGTTTAAAGTAGGTAATGTGCCTATTTTAACACAAATAGTTAAGGATAGTGCTAACAATCCATTACAAGCTAATACAGATGTTTTAATTAATAAAATACAGTATTATTCTGGTGATTATGGCATTGGAGATGCAGCAACAAGTCTAGCTTGGAATAACTTTGCTGACTATTTTGTAGACAATTACAGAGGTGTTGTGTGTAGATTAAGCCAAGATGGTATTACTCCAATTAGTATTACTAATTATATGAATGCATTCTTTGTTTCTACATTAAGCGCTTATAGACAAGAATTGAATAATGGGGTAGTTGAAACAGGAGTATATATGGGGAATCCATGTATTTATGGTGTATTTGATGCTTATACTAATAAGTATATAATTGCTATGGAAGAAATTAATAGATATATTACTACTACAACTACAAGTACTACTACAACTGCTGCGCCAACTACAACCACTACTAGCACTACGACTTCTACTAGTACCTCTACTACAAGTACAAGTACTACAACCTCTACAACTTCTACCACAACAACTTTACCTCCGGGATTTAAGGTTTCAACTTCGTTTGCAACTTTATGTTCGGGTGGGGGAAGTAGTGTAACTACAATTACCTATTCAGGCGGTACAACTATTTGTGACTCAACTTCAATTAGTGCAACTTCATTTGCTAGTTTATCAGCAGATAACTACTTTGTATTTGAGCCATCATTAGGGTATGTTGGATATAATAAACCCGGAGGAATAGGTACAATAACTATGGATAGAACAGGAGGGGGTTGTACTGCATGTTAAAATCAATTAAAAAATGGCAATATTAATTTTTCATCAAGACCCATATACCATAGCCTTTGACGAGGTAGGTAACTCATTTGAGTCTTTTTATTCATATCATCCAGAGATGATGGGGGAGCTAAATACTACCCTATTCTCGTTTAAAGATGGGGGTATTTGGAGGCACACAAATGACACAGATTTTTGTAATTTCTATGGTACACAATATGGCGCCTCAATAACCACTGTTTTTAACACAGCTTCAATAGATAAAAAGACTTGGATTTCCATTATGGAAACGGGGAATACCACATGGGCTTGTCCAATTATATACACACAAATGGACACCGGAGGCACAAGCGGTAATAAGCAAGAAAGCGAGCTTTTAGTGTCTGATTTTACTACTTTAGAGTCAGAGTATCAAGCATCATTTTTAAGGGATTCTAACAGTCCCGGAGGGCTTGTAGAAGGAGATAGCTTGAAGGGTGGTTACATGGTCATAAAATTTGAGAAAACAAGTGCCAATTCTTTCGTATATTTGAACAGCGCAACGACTAAATATATTAATTCACCATTGAACAACCGATAATGATTATTAGGGAAAACGATGATAGATTAGATGAGCTAGAAGTAGCTATGCTAGAAAATTGTGAGCCAGTTCATTGTCTTACTACACATATGTTTACTGATGGGATGTATATAAGGGAGATTTTTATGCCTGCTGGGTCTTTAATAACAAGCAAGGTTCACAAAACAGAACATCCTTATATAGTATCTTATGGTAAAGTTGCAGTTTCAATAGATGGAGATGATTGGGATGAAATAACAGCTCCATATACTGGAATAACCAAACCCGGCACAAGAAGAGTTTTATACATATTAGAAGATTGTATTTGGACTACATTTCACAGAGTAAATGACATGAAATCAGAGTACAATTATTTAAATGATGACGAAAAAGAAAATATTGTAAAAGAAATAGAAGAAAAAATATTAGAACCTCATGTTAATTATTTAACTGGGACTGATATTAAACAAGAATATTTAAAAGTATTAGAAGAAACTAAAAAAATAGAATTATGAGTTTCATAGCATTAGGAGTAACAGGAACTGTAACAGCAGCAACAGCAATAGCTGGCGCTTCTGCATTAGCCGGAGCTGGAATGGGTGCAGCATCCATGATTGGCGCGAGCAAACAACAAAAAAAAGCGCAAAATGCTTTAGAAGCACAAGCAAAAAATAGCCCATTATATAAACCAGATAAGTCTATTGATACATATTATCAAGAGGCAATGAATAGATATAAAGAAAATCCTTATCAATCTCAACAATATCAACTAGGTGCAATGAATGCCCAAAGAGCTACTGCTCAAGGCATTGGTGCATTACAAGATAGAAGGTCTGCTATAGGTGGTATAGGTCGTTTACAAGCTAATCAAATGAGTGCTATGCAAAATTTAGGCGCACAAGCGGAAGCATCAAGACAACAAAGACTTGGTCAATTTGGTCAAGCTACTCAGCTTAAATCAGGTGATTATCAAAGACAATTTGATATAAACAAAATGACGCCATATGACCGTCAATTACAATTAGAACAAATGAAAGCACAAGCAGCTGGCGAAAGATATAATGCTGGTATGCAAATGGTAGGGCAAGGAGTAAGTAATATTGGTAGTCTTGCTGGAGCTGGAGCATTTAAAGGCATAGGCAGTAAAAACTTAGGCGGTAAAAACTTAGGACAAGCAACACAAATCTTTAATGGCGATTACAGCTCATAATTTTAAAAAATAAATAATGGCATCAACAGGTTTATTAACAGGAATTAATCCATATAGAAGTGGTAATGTTGCAGTAGATTTTTCATCTAAGCCAACACAATATGCTATCCAAGAAATGCAGCATCAAAAAGCTAAAGCTGAAGCATTAGATAAATATTATAAAGATTGGGAGAAATCATTAAACACAGCTGGTATTGGTGAACAAGAAAGAAGAATGTTCACCGAAAAATTAAATGAAGTAAAGGGTTTTGCTATTAAAAATAAAGAGCAAATAAATAATCCATCTAAATATGGTTATGACGCACAAAGCACTTTAGAATCTGGTTTCAAAGAATTACAAAGTTTTTTAGAAGGGTCTAAACAAAAAACAGCAGAAGTTAAAGCATATAAAACATATACAGGTCAGCAATATGCAAAAGGCTTACAAATTGATGGTGATATAGAGGTTATGAGAGATGCAACTTTACCATACGGAGCTGGATATATTGCCCCGGACACAGCTAGAATTAAAATATTTGATGCATGGGACCCAGTTAAATATAAAGACCAATTAAGAAGTGTTACACAAAATCCGGGGGACAAACCTGATGATTATTATACTAAAACATTACCGGGAAATAAAGAAGAAAAATATTTTATTAAACACTATCCTGATTTAAATGAATTGAAAGAAATTTCAAGGGGTATGTTAACAAAAATAGGCGCGCAAAAATATGCTGATTATATATTAAATGATGCAGCAGAAGTTGCAAAACTTGGTAAAATATATAAAGAAAGAACTAATGAAGAAATGCCTAAAAATAGAGAAGGTGTATTTTTAGCACACACTTTAGCAGAAGCTCCTATTGTAGACAAATTATCAGGAGGTGGTAAAACAGAGGCTTACGAAACAAAGATATTTAATAGAGCTGAGGCAGGAAGAAATCAAAGAGCTTTAGTAGCTGCCGAAAATACTGCAAATGCTACTGGTGGTTCAATTGATAAATATATAGATGATAGTGATACAAAAAAACCTATTCCAGAAAGAACTGATTTAACAGAATTGACATTTGGTCCTAAAGTTTCAGATGAATATATAAAAGAAGTTGTTGTTCCAAAAGATGCAGTTGAATATGATATTATGGCAACAGACCCAAATCTTCCATATGAAACAAAGAAAGTTTCACTAAATCCAGCATTTGGAAGAAAAGGTAATGATGTATTTGTAGCTTATTCAACCCTAGATAAAAATGGTAAAGAAACAGGTAAGTATGATTGGAAAAATGCAAAACCATTAACAGGTGATGTAAGGTCTACTATTTTAAATAAAGTTTCTGGAAGTAAATTTAAAGTATCTGGATTAGGAACAACTAAAAAGAAAAAACCGGGCGCATCAAATCTAAATTAATAAATAATGATAGAAGAAGTTATATCTACAGAGCCAGTTCAAGAGCAACCTTATAAGAAAAAAGTATATGATATTTTATCATCTAATTTTGATGATTTTAAATTAGGTGAACAAGATTTTTATAAAAAACTTTCTACAGATAAAACTTATGCTGGAAAAGTTCATGATGTATTAATTGAAAATTTTTCTGATTTTAAAAAGCCAAAAAATGAATTTATAGATTCTTTGACTTTTGTAGAACCAGTAAAAAAAAAAGACCAAATTGGCAATCTTTCTGGAGAAGCATTTTCCCCTACAGAATCTCAATCATTATCACCAGACTTTGAAAAAGGTAAAGCTTTTGCTGAGAAAGGTTTTTTAATGAAGCCAGAAGGCACAAAAGAACAAAAAAGAATATCTATTGAACCATCTTTTACTAGTGCTTTATTTGGAGGTGCGCCAAAAGTAAAAGTATTAGAAGAAAGGGAAGAGCCTTCCATATTGGCTGATATTAGCAGCTCGGTTATTAAGGGGCAAATACAAGGTAAGGTAGCTAATATATTATCTGCGGGTAAAAGACCAACAGAAAATGAACTTGGCGAACTAGCGAAATTACAAACAGATGCGCAATTACTTCCTCAATCAAAATCTGAAAAATTATATCAAGAAAAAGGGTTAAAAGGATTATTTGTAGATAGTCCTGCGCTTGGCGTTCAATTTGTAGCCGAAACAATGGCTAGTTCATTATCAGCATTATTTGAAGCTAGTCAAAGAACAGTTCCTACCGCTGTTGCAATGGGTGCTGCCGCGGGTGTTCCATTTGCAGGAGTAGGTGCTATACCCGGCGCTTTTTATGGTTTATTAGCAGGACAATCAGCAGCAGGGTATAACTTATCTACATCTCAAGATATTTTAAATTCACTTTCAGACAATGGAGTTGATATATCAAATAAGGATAGCTTAATAAAAGCTTTTTCAGATGAAAATAAAATGGCTAAAATAAGAAATACTGCTGCTAAATACGGTATTCCTATTTTAGTATTTGATGCAGCTACTGCAGGTTTAGCGGGTAAATTGGCAACTGGGGCGATAGGTAAAAGCTTATCTAAAAAATTACTTGCAGGATTTGGCGAATTAGGAATACAAGTAGGAGGAGGAATGGGAGGTGATTTAAGCGGACAATTGGCTTCTGGCAAAAAAGTAAATTGGGATGATGTTGCTATAGAAGGAATTGCTGCAGTTCCGGGCGGCGTAGTTCAAGTAGCTACAGGAATTCAAATAGAAAGGTCAAAAACATCATCTAATAATAAAACATTATCTACTCAAATTGCAACACAAGGTGTTCAAAATGGAGCAGAAGATGCTGTCGTAAATTTAAATAGAGATTTAGCCAATAACATTATTACTCCTGAACAGCATCAAGAAGGTGTTATTTTTGTAGAAAAAGCAGCAGAAGTTGCAGATAAAATACCTGAAGCTGTAACTGGTGAAAATAAAGCAAAATCAATTGAATTATTAGTTGAAAGAAATGATATAAAGAAGCTAAACGACAATTTGATTCAACAAAAGCAAAGTACAGATGAAGCTTATCACGCAGGTATAGATGAAGAAGTTAAAGCTAATGAAGAAAAAATTAAAAAAATAGATTCTGAAGTTTACAACATTGCAAAAAAACCAGCTAAAGAAACAGGAACTAAAAAGTACACAGTAGATGGAGAAGAAGTAAGTCAAGCTGAATTTGAGGCATTGCAAGGTAAGCCTATAGGTACAAAAAAAATTATAACAGCAGAAGTTAAGCCAGAAGAAGTTAAAGTAACTGAAGAAGTTAAACCAATTGAAGTAAAGACAGAATTAGAAGCAACAGAGGGCGCTTTCCCTATCTCAGAACTTAATAAAATACCTAAAGGTGAATTAAGTAGGACTGAAGAAGCGCAAAATAAATTAAAAGATGATATTTCAAAAAATGGGATTAAAGAACCATTGACTTTGGTTTATTATGTAAAAGATAACGCGCTTAGGTTAAAAGAAGGACATCATAGATTAGATGCAGCAAATAAATTGGGATTACAAAATGTACCAATTAAAGTTCAAGTAGAATGGGATAATAGTATTAAAGATGATAAAGATATACAAGGACAAGAATTATACCAACCTCCTGTTCCATTAGATATTGAAAGTTATAAAAAAAGAAATTATCAGCCTACTAATATTAAGCTAAGTGAATTAGGTTTTAAAGAAAAATCTTCCCAAGAAGTTAAACCAACTGAAGTAAAAAAAATACCAACTGATTTAGAAGAAAGAGGTGAGCCAATAGAAAGCACATTAGAAGCTGAAAGAAGGCGTAGTAATGGGGAAAGGATATTTGCTATAACAGAGCAGGATGGGACGCCTGTAGAGGTTACATCTGTTGAAATGCTAAGGAATTACACTCCTGACCAATTAATGGCTTATAAACCATCTGAAATAATAAAAAATAAGGAATTACAAGAAAATAAACTAATTTTACAAAATGGAACCAAAAAACAAGGTAACGGAAAAGACACAGGAGCAGCTATTGGCAGCGAAATGGGAGGAGTTGAACCTAGTGGAAAAGGCGTTGAGGTCGGACTTGGAGCGCCATCCAGATATGTCGTGGGAAAAAGCGATAGAGTTGTCAGAGATGTCACCACTGTAAAGAAAATATCAATTCCAGATTCGGAAGCAGCAGAAATTAAAAAAGTATTGCCAAATGCAATATTTGATGATTCATTTTCTGAAATAAATTCTGCTGAACAATTTCATAAAGCAATATCTAAATCTTTAAAAGGTAACAAACACTCATCTAGTGTATTTGTATACCCAATAGAAGAATATAAAAATTCAAGATTATTTTTAACCAATGATGGTAAGGCTGGAGTAGCTATTACAAAAGATGGAGATATTATATCCGTATTTTCATACGGTGAAGGTAAAAATAGAGTTGCACAATTGCTTGTAAATGCAGTAAAAGATGGTGGGGTTTCTCTTGACCATTATGACACTCGTTTAACAAATATTTATTCTCAATTTGGTTTTGTTCCAGTAGCAAAAGTAAAGTTTGATAGAGCTGAAGCCCCTAAAACATGGGATTATGAATTATATAAAGATTATAATAATGGAGAACCAGATGTTATTGCTATGGCATATAACGGAGGTGACCCAAATACTTTATATAAAAGAGTTGGTAAATTTGGTAATGTAAATGATTTACTTAAAAAAACACCATACGTTAATACATGGGAGCAGGCAAAAAAATTACAACAAGAATTTGTAAATAAAGTAAAGTCAGATTTAGAACCATCTATTGAAAAAGATATTAAAACACAAATTGAAGATTTTGGGGTTCCAAAAGAAGACATAGAGCCTGTAAATGCAATGTTAAGTAAGATACATGAAAACTTAAAAAAAGCAGGTCTTACGGCTACTAATACATTATCAGAGTGGGTTGGAATAGGGAAGGGTACTAAAGAAAAAGGTGCGTTATATCAACCTACAGTGTATGGTAATTCTGGTATAGTAAAAAGACCATCTTTTGACAAAAAATCAGCAGATAAAGCAATTAAAAGTGGAAGAGTTAAAATAATATCACCAAAAGAATCGCTTGAAGATTTTACATTTGCAATTACACATTGGGATGATTTATTTGTAGGAGATATTTATCATGATGGTAAAAAGATAGGTAGTTTTGATGGAGGTGTTTTTTATCCTCTTAATGGTGGTGAAAAAGGTAAAATGGGAGCATCGGTAAATCCTCAATCAGCAGGCGCTTTTTCAACTCAATCAAATCGTTCTCTTTTCAAAAATAATGGAATAAAATTACCAGATAGTTTTGATGAGGGTACATTTATAGTTGAAAAAGGACCTAATAAAAATCAATGGGTAGTAACAAATAAAGCGGGGGAAAAAGTTACTGTAACAATGCCAGATAATCCAAAACCGGGCGTTATAGTAATAGGTAAAGGTGATAATTTAAAACATAAATCATCTCTTTCTGCAAAAGTTGGTTTTGTAAATACTTTATTATCGTACGCAAAAAATAAGGAAGGGTATGATGGGTTAATAAATGCAGTAAAAAGTGTTTATAGCATTGGTAATACAAGAAATGCAGATAGTGTAATTGAATTATTCAATAACTATCTTAAAAGCGGAAGAATGGCTGATGGGCAAACAATGAGTGAAGCCAAGACCTCGTATGAGAACTTTAGAGCTGCACTTATTAAGGATGCTAATCAGATAGTTACAACCATGATGCGTGATATGGGTTATACTGGAGTTGAGTATTTTGATGCTACACAATTAAAAAAAGGAATATATAAGGCAACAGGAAAAGGAATAGATAAAATGTTTGCTGATATAGGTCAAGAAGATTTCTTAAAAGGGTTAAAAACAGGAGATGCTTATGCGGCATTAAAAGTGACTAGCCCTGTATTTTTTGAAAAAGATTTGGGTCATCCTTCTTATCCATTTGCTATTAAAACAGTTGATGGTTCGCCTGTAAATATTGATATATTTGATAAAACATTTAGAACATATGGTGAAAATCAAGGCATAGAAGGAAGACTGCCAAAAGAAGGACAAATAGCTACAGAAGGTTTTGGTGTAACAACTACAACAAAACCATCATATAAATTAAAGAAAGATATAGATTTAAGTCAACCATCTTCAAGTGATTTAAGCGGTGCATTAGGGCAATATGAATCAATCAGAAGATTCCGCAAAGAAGGTGAAATTATTTCAAAAAAAGGTGAATATGATTATGCATTAAAACAAAAGGCAAATGCACAATACAGAATAGAAAATGGTAAAAATATCATAGAAGCTTTAAGAGAATTCAATAAAGCTAAAGATAAAGGGAAAGCTGTAGTTGCAATTACTCATGAAATAATGCACCCTACGGTAGTCGAAATAATTAATGGTTCAAAAGAAGGGAATGAAATAGGTAAAAAATATACCCAAACCATTGTTGAAGAATTTAATAAAGCTACTGATAGTAATATAACAGTAGATGAACTTATAAAAGGTAATGATGAATTCAAAAATGGTAAAACAAACAAGCAATACAGAGATGTACAAGAGTTTATAGCAGAATCTTGGGAAAAATATCATACACAAGGAGCAAAAGGATTTAGTGCAGAATTCCAAAAAGTATTACAAACAATAACTGAAGCTTTTAAATCAGTATATAATTCTTTGACAGGGAAAGAATTGACTCCTGAATTAAAAAAGATGTTTGATGATATTTTAGGTAAAAGCGAGTTTAAGGCTAAAAAGAAAATATTATCTGAAGATATATCTAAAAAACCTACAGAAGTTTTTATTCCTGAAGGAGCAGATGATAGTTATATCAAAATGGCAAATGTTGTAAATGATGCATTTGTTGGTAATAAATTTGGATTAGATGCTTTAGACCAAATTACATCTAAATTGGAAGATACTAACTTAGAAAATGTAATTCAAAAAGTTAAAGATAAAATTAAATTAAATCCAAATTTAGCTAAAGAAACTAGAGAAAGATTATTAACAACTAAGCAAGGAAATGAATTTGACCAAGCTATTTTAATGTATGACTTAGCTAGATTAAAAGGAAGAGAAAATGAATTGCAGCAAGAGATAATTAACACTAAGAATCCTAAAAAAATACAAGAATATCAAAAGGAAATATTACAAGTTCAAAATGAAATGATGGACAATGCAATGGCTAATAAACAAATTGGTCGTACAGCAAGTACTATTTTTAGATTAAGACAATTGTGGGTAAATAAAGAACTTACAATACTTGATATGATGGATGAATATAAAGCATCAAAAGGTATTAATGAATTAACACCAGAGCAAGAGCAAGAAGTAAAAGATGCTTATAATCAAATAAAAGAATCTAGAGCAAAATTAGAAGAAGCTAAATTAGATTTAGAAAAATCTAGAGAAGAAACTGCTAAGTTGATGATTGAAAATCAAAAACTAAAAGATTTGCAGGAGAAATCAAATGAAATAAAGAAAGCAGAAAGAGCAGAAAAAACTAGTGAAACAATTAAGAAATCTAATGAAAGAGTTACGAAGGCATTAGATAATTTAAAAAAATTAGGTGGTCAAGCAACAGCTGGTTTTGACCCTAAAATTGCTGTTGAATTATCTAAAATAGCAGCTGAAAAAGTTTACCAAGGTATTGTTAAATTTGACGAATTAGTACAAAATGTATTAGAGGACATAAAAGATGTATTGCCAGATTTTACAAAAGAAGATGTAATAAACCACATTTTAACTAGAGTAAATAAAGCAGGACAATTAGAACCAATGTTATTATCTGCTCAATACAATAATATTAAAAAATCACTAGATAAATCTAAAGGTGCTTTAAGAGAAAGGGTAGAAAAATATGAATTGGCACAAAAAGAAGTAGCAAAGCAACAATTTAAATGGCAAGAAGGAAGACGCCAAGATATGTTGGGAAATGAGCCAATAGTAGAAAGAATTGGAGATAAATTATTAAGATGGCAAAGAGCTGCTGTATTATCTTATCCTATAACAATGGTTAAATTATCGGCAGTTGTTGCGCATCAATTAATTGCTTTAAAACCTTTAAAATTTGCAATTGGTAAATTAGTTTATGGTTTAACTCCAAAAAGCATTAGAGAAAAACAATCTATTTGGGGTGACCCAAAATGGAGTTCTATAGCTAAATATTATTCAGAATGGATTAGAAACTTTTCTTCTACTAATTTTAAAGAAATAATGTCTGGTGTTGATACTAAAGAATTATTATACGGTAGACCAATAATGTACGATGAGCTTAATGCATCAGGAAGTTTTCTTGAAATACCGGGACGTTCACATGGATTCATTAAATCTTTTATTAAAAATCCTGAGTTTGTATATGCTCATGAACAACAAATGGTATATAATTTAACTAAAATGGCTGAAATAACTGAAAAGTTGGATGAGCCTAATTTAACCAAAAAACAGAAAAAAGCATTACAAGAAGAATATGATAATTATGATGTAACTAATGAAGATGTAATTGAAAAAATAAATAGATTAGCGTTATTACATGGCAAATGGGCTATTTTAATGAATGACAATAAATTCGTTGAAAAATTTAGACAATTTACTCAAAATACAGGGTTAGTTGGAAAAATAGCTCAATCAGAATTGCCAATTGTAAAAATCCCTGTAAACTGGGTAGGAAGAGCTTTTGCTACTAAATATGGCATAATAAGAAGTTTCTTGGGTAAATCAGAAACTGAAACTAAAGGCAAAGGTAAATTACCCGGCTTAGGAGGAGAATCATTCCCGGGCATCGCTCAACTTATATTTAAGGGAACTGAAAATTTAACAGAATCTCAAGCTGATTTATTAGGTAAATCATTACAATTAGGAACTATGGGTATGGCGTTTTATGCTTTAGGATATTATGCTTACAAAGAAATTGAGAAAAATGAGGACGGCTCATATGAAATTATGGGGGTGCGTGTTCCAAAAGTTTTAGTCCATATACCTGAATATGAAAGTATAATTAGTGGAGCAGAAACGGCACATAAAAAAAAGGAAAAAGACCAATCTTTTATTAAATCTTATATTGAAGCTGATGCTGAAATAGCAGCTAATAATCCATTTTTAAATTTATTACAATATGGTGCTTCTTTTCAACTTGGTAAATTAGTAACAGATATAGCAAATCCTAGGAAAAAAGATGTTGATTTTACAGATAAAGCAAGTGATATTATGGCTAAAAAAATAGCAGATATGGTAGAACCCGGATTTGTTAAAACAGCTGCAACATCTTTCGATACTAAAGAAGGTAAAGGATTCTACCCTATGGGAGAAGTTATTAAAAGACGTCCTTCAGGAGAAACGCTTGATAGAGCATGGGAACAATTTGAACTTGGTATTCCGGGACTTAGACAAAATGTATCTAAAGAAGAAAAGGCAAAAAGAATAAATGAAATAACGAAAAGATTGAAAGCTCAAAAATATGATAGTATAAGAGGTAAGATAATTGAAAATTTAAAGAAAATTCCAAACTAAAGAATATGCCATACAAATCAAAGGCTCAGGAAGCCTACTTTAATATCCATAAAAAGGAGCTAGAAAGAAAAGGAGTAAATGTAGATGAATGGAACAAAGCTAGCAAGGGCAAAAAGCTTCCTGAAAGAGTTACCAAGCTTCAGGCTATGAAGAAAATAAAAATGGGCTAATATAGCCATAAATTTCTTATATTTGGGTAAAATTTTAATACAATGCCCTTAGTACCGAATTTTACCGCATCCCAATATAGTGGTACCCCCTCTGTTATAACATTAACAGATACTAGTACTGGTTCAGATGTTACTATAACTTCTCGTAGAGTTTATTTATTGCAAGCCAATGGTACATTTTTAGTACCAGCAGGTACTGCAACAGATTATGTTGTTTGGGATTTAGTTGATGCAGATATTGACTTGGATGTATTATCGCAAGATAGTGCATTGAGTATTACTGTCCAATGGATGAACGCAGGCAATACTGTGGTCACGTCAAAAACAATTTCATTTGCATTTACTGCATATAATGAAACTTTTTACTATGGTTTGACTGAAAGCCAAGTTGCAAATGCAAACCTTACAGCAAGTACTAACTGGTATCAAACAAAATTAATTTTAAGAGTTGAAATTGATAGTGCAGACCAAGCAATTACATTTGCATCTGATATTTATTCAGCACAAGCTGCACTAAATAGAGCGACATTTATTTCTACTAACCAAGCTTATTTCTTCTAATATGTTAGACCCACAAACAGTAGTATCAATAGCGGAGATTTCGCAATACTTATGGAATGATTCTATACCAAAGCAAAACGCTTTCTTCAATGGAAGCATTGACCCTCGTAAGGCTCAACAACTTTATTTAGAAAGAAAAGCTTTACAATATGGTATTGACGAAGCTCTAAGTGGGTTGCCCGGGACATCAAATTATGTTTATGCTCTTTGTGGTGCTAAACTACAATTAGCAATTGAAATATTAGGAAATGGAAATGGTGGTGGTGGCGTAATCCCCGGCGGTGGTGGTAACTTCAGCGTTTATGAATATACCACTAATGCAGTAGAAGGAACTTTTACAGTTACATTCCCAGAAGCAATTGGCAAAAGATGCATAAACGCATTTAGACAAGGTAACAACATAGGTACAATATTAACATCAGGAACTCCAACAGGCAATCAAGTTGTTTGGAATAAAGATGCAGCCTCACTAACAGTTGCTGTTGCTTTTTATGACGAAGAATTTTGCAGAGTTGTAGTTCAACAATAAAATAGTTTGGCGTGGCAATACAAAATTTAATTTCTGGTGATATTAAAATTAGAAACCTTAATGGTTATTTAATCGCCACTGATGGTATAGTATCTTCAACTGCTGGGGCTTCTTTGACTTCTGGTACTAGTGGTACAAGTGGTTCAAATGGTTCTAATGGTACAAGTGGAACTTCTGGTGCAACTGGTTCAACAGGAACTTCAGGAACTAGTGGTTCTTCTGGTACTAGTGGTTCTTCTGGTTCTAATGGAAGCAACGGAACTTCAGGGACTAGTGGAACAAGTGGAACTTCAGGTACAAGCGGTACTAGTGGTTCTAGTGGTACAAGTGGGACTTCTGGTACTAGTGGAACTGATGGTACAAGTGGAACATCAGGTAGTTCTGGTACAACAGGAACTAGTGGTACAACAGGGACTAGCGGAACAACAGGGACTAGCGGAACAAGTGGTTCTTCTGGTTTCTCGGATAGATATAAAACATCTTCTACAACAACATTTACTCTAGGTAATTCTGGAACTTTAACAGTAGATGTAGATTTAGCATATTCAACAGCCCAATCAATAATAATAGTACATAACTTAAACAACTTTCAAGAGTGTGAGGTTATTACTTATAATGCTGCAACAGGGCAATTAGATTTTACATTCCCAACAAGAACAGAAGGGTTAGGAACTTATAGTAATTGGACAGTTAACTTAGATGGGGCAAGTGGTGGGGATGGTAGTTCAGGTACTTCGGGTACAACAGGTACTTCGGGGACTTCAGGAAGCACAGGCACATCTGGTACAACGGGAACTAGCGGTACTTCTGGTATTGATGGTACTTCGGGTACTGATGGTACTTCGGGAACAAGTGGGACTGCAGGAACAAGCGGGACTTCAGGTACAGATGGAACTTCGGGGACTTCTGGTACAAGTGGAACTTCTGGCATAAGCGGAACTTCTGGAACAGATGGTACAAGTGGAACAGATGGTACAAGCGGAACTAGTGGAACTTCTGGCTCTTCTGGAACTAGTGGTACTTCAGGTTCTTCTGGAACTTCAGGTACAAGCGGAACTTCTGGAATTGATGGGACTAGTGGTACAGATGGCACAAGCGGCACAAGTGGAACTACAGGTTCTTCCGGAACAAGTGGAACTACAGGTTCTTCTGGAACTACAGGTTCTTCTGGAACTACAGGTACTTCGGGTACTACCGGTACTTCGGGTACTTCAGGTACAACTGGTACTTCGGGTACTACTGGAACATCCGGAACTTCTGGTACAACGGGAACATCTGGTTCTTCTGGAACTAGTGGAACTTCAGGCACAAGCGGGACTAGTGGTACAACTGGAACTAGTGGTACAACTGGAACTTCGGGTACGTCAGGAACTAGTGGAACTTCAGGAATAAATGGTTCTAGTGGAACTTCTGGTTCATCTGGTACTACCGGAACTTCTGGAACTACTGGGACTTCTGGGACTTCTGGAACAACAGGTACATCTGGTACTAGTGGTACATCTGGAACTTCTGGCACAACTGGAACTTCTGGTTCATCAGGAACAAGCGGTGTTTCAGGAACAAGTGCTTTTGGAACAGACGTATTTACAGCAACAGCAGGACAAACTACATTTACTGTTTCTTATGGCTATGTTGTAGGAATGGTTATAGTATTTGTAAATGGTGTGCTTTTAAATAGCGGAACAGATTATACTGCAAGTAATGGGACAACGGTTGTTTTAACCAACCCCGTAATAGCAGGAGATATTATTACAATAGAGAATTTTAAAAGTAGTTTTGTACCAATTGCAGGAACTAGTGGTACAAGTGGTACATCAGGCACAAGTGGTACTACAGGAACATCTGGTACATCTGCAACAAGTGGAACTACAGGTACTTCAGGTACATCTGGTAGTAGTGGTACAAGAGGTACTTCTGGTACGTCAGGAACTACGGGTACAAGTGGTACTACAGGAACAAGCGGAACAAGTGGAAGTAGCGGTACTAGTGGGGCTAATGGTTCAAGTGGTACTTCAGGAACTTCAGGCTCAAGTGGCACAACAGGTACGAGCGGAACAACTGGTACTTCAGGAACTTCTGGGGTTAATGGTTCTTCGGGAACATCTGGTACAACCGGAACTTCTGGTACATCAGGAATTAATGGCTCTTCAGGAACATCAGGTGCTAATGGTAGCTCAGGAACTTCAGGAATTAATGGTTCTAGTGGAACTTCAGGAACTTCTGGTGTAAGCGGAACTTCAGGAACAAGTGGCACTTCTGGTTCATCAGGAACTAGAGGTACTTCAGGAACAAGCGGCACAACTGGAACTAGCGGAACTACAGGAACTTCGGGTACTTCAGGTGTCAATGGTTCATCTGGTACTTCTGGTGTAAACGGCACTTCTGGAACATCAGGAACTTCGGGCGCAAATGGTAGTTCTGGTACTTCAGGTGTAAATGGTTCTTCAGGAACATCTGGTACAACCGGAACTTCAGGTACAACTGGTACAAGCGGTACATCTGGAACTTCAGGCGTAAATGGTTCTTCTGGTACTTCAGGTACAAGTGGCACAACTGGTACAAGTGGCACAACAGGTACATCAGGGACTAGCGGAACAAGAGGTACTTCTGGTACATCGGGAACTACTGGAACTTCTGGTACATCAGGAATAAATGGTTCTTCTGGAACATCAGGAATAAATGGTTCTTCAGGTACTTCTGGTACAACCGGAACTTCTGGTACAACAGGTACATCTGGAACTTCTGGTACTTCAGGGGTAAATGGTTCTTCAGGAACTTCAGGCGTAAATGGTTCTTCTGGAACTTCAGGTACAACAGGAACTTCTGGGACAACAGGTACATCTGGAACTTCTGGTACTTCAGGGGTAAATGGTTCATCAGGAACTTCAGGAGTGAATGGTTCTTCAGGAACTTCAGGAACTTCAGGAACTTCTGGTACAAGTGGAACAAGAGGTACAAGTGGAACTTCTGGAACAACAGGAACTTCAGGAACAACAGGAACTTCTGGCTCATCTGGTACTTCTGGTTCTAGTGGAACATCTGCTCCGGGAATAACATCTGGTACTTCTGGTACATCTGGAACAACAGGAACTTCAGGAACTAGTGGAACAAGAGGAACTTCTGGTACATCAGGGACTTCTGGTTCTAGTGGAACATCTGCTCCGGGAATAACATCTGGTACTTCTGGTACATCTGGAACAACAGGAACTTCAGGAACTAGTGGAACAAGAGGAACTTCTGGTACATCAGGGACTTCTGGTTCTAGTGGAACATCTGCTCCGGGAATAACATCAGGTACTAGTGGAACTTCAGGTTCTTCTGGAACAAGCGGTACAACTGGTTCTTCTGGTACAACCGGAACTTCTGGTACAACCGGAACTTCAGGAACGACAGGCACTTCAGGAACTTCAGGTACTTCTGGTACATCTGGAACTTCTGGTACAACCGGAACTTCTGGTACTTCTGGTTCTAGTGGAACATCTGCTCCGGGAATAACATCTGGAACTTCTGGAACGAGTGGAGTTAATGGAGCTAATGGTTCATCTGGAACTTCTGGAACTACAGGAACATCTGGAACTACAGGAACATCTGGAACTAGAGGTACATCTGGAACTTCTGGAACTACAGGAACATCTGGAACTAGAGGTACATCTGGAACTTCTGGAACTAGC